CTACAACGCCTACGCCCAGATGCTCCAGTTAAGGGGATTCAAGAACGTGGATGCGTTCCTGATGAACCCCGCTACGACTCCTCCTCCTCCCCCGAAGCCAGATCCCGCACAAATGCTCGCCCAACTCCAGATGGAAGATATTAAGGCGACGATGGCGGATAAGACCACGAAGAACTCCCTCACGAGAGAGGAGATGCTCCGTAAGTACGATCTGGAGAAGGACAAGCTCGACGCCGACATCTGGTTGCGAGCAAGAGACATGGAGTTGAAGTACGGCACTCAGTTGTCAATCGCTGACCTGAAGGCCGATCTCGAAAAGAACAGGAACGCAAAACTACAGTGAGAAAGAGGGACCGCGCCGGAGACGCGCAGCGACTTCTTGAAGACCCGGTTTTCTTGGAGGCTTTTCAGGAAATAGAAAAGTCTCTGATCGAGAGGTGGAGGGCAACCTCTCCTGACGACTTCCAAATCCGTGACGATGTTTACCATCAGATTCGCGGCCTGGAAGCCTTCAGGAACCAGTTGTCCTCTTTTGTTTTGACAGGGAAGTTGGTCGAGACCCGAAAGGATCGACAAGAGGAATGACATGGATGTTGTTAAAGGTGGCGTGCAGGAAGCAGCCACAAAGCTCGAATCACTCCTGAATCCGAAGGACACCCAGGAAGAAGAGAGCAAACCGGTTGAGACCCCTGAAGAGGAATCAATCGAAGCGGCAGAGACGGACGGTAACGAGCCGGAGTCCGTTGAGGCCGAAGCCCCGGAAGCAGAGCCACAGACATTCTCCGTCAAGGTAGACGGGGAGGAAGTGTCTGTCACGCTTGATGAGCTGATGAAGGGCTATTCAAGGACTTCTTATTTCCATAAGAAGTTGAGTGAACTGGACAGGGAAAGAAAATCCCTTGAATCCGAAATCGGAGAGATCCGTGCGGAAAGGGAGCGCCTCTCCCGGATGCTGCCTGAACTAGAGGCTGAACTCGAAAAGGGGAATGAAGAGCCCGACTGGGACAAACTCTTCAACGAAGACCCCATTGAGTTCGTCCGGCAGGAAGCACTCTGGAGGACGAAGAAGGAGAAGCGAGAGAAACTTCTCCAGGAGCGGCAGCGTCTGATTCAGTCCCAACAGGCTGAACAGATGAAAGCGATTCAGAAGAGGGTACAAGAGGAAGGCGAGCGTCTTCTCACTGTGCTTCCGGAGTGGAAAAACCCGGAGACCGCAGCGGAGGAGAAGGCGAAACTTCTGGAATATGGTCTGTCGGTGGGCTATTCGGAGAACGATCTAGCCCAGTTGTACGACCATCGTGCCGTCGTTCTGCTTCACAAAGCCAGACTCTACGACGAGGGGCAGTCAAAGTTTAAAACACTTCAGGCGAAACCGGCAGCGGTCAAGCCTGCCAAGGCTGGAAACATCCCTCCCCAGAGAAACACTCACTTCGATAAGGCTAAGAAGACCTTCAAGAGTCAGCCGACTGTCAGAAATGCAGCGGTAGCCATTGAGCGGCTCATTCAACGCTAAGGGACTAACAGAATGACCCAGGTCACTAACACCTTTGACAGCTATGATGCTGTCGGCATCCGCGAGGAACTCTCGGATGTTATCGAGAACATCTCTCCCTACGAGAGACCGTTCCTTTCCAACATTGGCCGCGAGTCGGTTTCCAACAAGTATTTCGAGTGGCAGGAGGACTCGCTTGCGACCGCCTCCACGGCGAATGCTGTAATCGAAGGCGACATCGCAACCTACGATGACGTGACGGCGACCGTCAGATACGCCAATTACACTCAGATTTTCGACAAGACCGTGACGGTCTCGGGAACTGAGGAGGTGTCGGACAAAGCCGGACGTTCGTCGGAAGTCGCTTATCAGCTTGCCAAGAAGGGCAAGGAACTGATGAACGACGTCGAGGCGACGGTTTGCTCGCGGCAGCCCGGAGTCACGGGAACGGCTTCGGCAGCCCGTAAGACGGCTGGCTTTGGCGCGTTCATTCGGTCAAACGATGACCGTGCCTCTGGTGGCGCAGCGTCAACCCTCTCCGGGACGACGCAGGGCTATCCGAATGCCTACCCGACGAACGGCACGGCCCGTGCGTTCACAGAGACGCTCCTCAAGAACGTCATCACCGATCTGTGGACTAACGGCGGAACGCCGAAGATGTGCATTGTCGGCCCGTTCAACAAGAAGGCGGCTTCCGCTTTCACGGGTATCGCTGACATCCGCAAGGATGTTCCGGGGGCTGAGCAGGCGACGATCATCGGCGCGGCAGATGTCTACGTTTCAGACTTCGGCCGTGTGCAGATGGTTCCGAGCCGGTTCTCTCCGGCATCGTGCGCCATGCTGGTTGATCCTGAGTATGCCTCGCTGGCGGTCCTCCGCCCGTTGCAGACCTGGGACCTCGCCAAGGTCGGTGACGCCGAATCGAAGCAGATGGTGATTGAGGCTGGCCTCAAGCTCTCTGCCGAGAAGGCTCACGGCATTGTCGAAGACCTCACGATTGCCTGAGGTTAGGGGAGGGGGCTTCGGCCCCCTCCTTTCTGCATGAGACGACTCTTAAATCACGACCCCCTCACGGGGATTACGGAATGGTTCATCCCGGACGATGAGGGGCGGAAGTTCATCATCCACACCCAACAGGATGTAACCAAGATCGTTGAAGAGAACAAGAAGAACTACAACTTCTTTGATGAAAAGGCCCCGTGGAGAGGGGAATGGCATCGGGTTGCTTCTATCCCGCTTCATATCTGGTACGACCTCAAGAAGAAGGGCATTACTAGGTCTGAAGTGGAATTGAAGAAGTGGCTGAACGATCCAGAACACAAATACTTCAGAACGAGGCCCGGTAGAGTTTGAGAATCGCAATCCTCGTACCAGCTATGGATCAGGTTCATGGCTGGTTCGCCTACAGCCTTGCCTTGGCGATGGCGCATCACGTTCATACCCACCCCGAAGACAAAGTAGTCCTCTACTTCTCCTCTGGGACGCTGATTCAGCAGTCCAGGGAGTTACTCGCAAGGAAAGCGGTGGACTGGGCGGCTGATTACTCGGTCTGGTTCGATTCAGACATGCGGTTCCCGAAGGACGTTATTTCGACTCTCATCGGGCACGACAAGGATATTGTCGGGGCGAACTACCCGACTCGGAAGTGGCCGAAGATCGAGCCGACTTCCTTTACGGACGACACCACGAATACACGCTGTTACACCAAGGAGAAGTCCTCTGGCTTGGAAGAGGTCTCCTCGATGGGGTTCGGCTGTATCGCGGTCAAGACCTCGGTCTTTGAGGATCTCGAAGAACCGTGGTTCCTCATTCCGTGGAGTGAGGACTTCAACGAACACGATTGCGGAGAGGACGTGTACTTCTGCCGTCTCGCCAGAGACAACGGCTACAAGATTTATCTTGACCACGACCTTTCCAAGAAAGTGAAACACATCGGCAATCGGGAATACTCCTACTTGGACGTACATGGCGATCACTAGCTACAGTACCTTAGTCTCCGCGATTGGCGATGAGCTTAACCGGGAAGACTTATCTTCGGTCATCCCGACATGGATCTCGCTGGCGGAAGCGACCTTCAACCGGATGCTTCGTCACCGGAGGATGCTCTGTCGGGCGACGGCAGAACTGGACACTCAGTTCACGGCGCTTCCGTCTGACTTCCTGGAAGCCAAGAATATTCAGTTGAACACCTCTCCGGTGAGTTCGCTGGAATTCGTCACTCTGGAATACGCCGACAAACTTCGCCAGTCACTTTCCGGGGGTACGCCGAGGTATTACACCATCCTTGGGGACACCATCGAAGTGGTCCCAACGCCGTCAGCAGCCCAGACGATTGAACTGGTCTACTACAAAAAGATAACGGCGCTTTCAAGCACCAACACCTCGAATTGGGTGCTTGCGTACCACCCGGATCTTTATTTCTACGCCTCTCTTCAACACTCAGCCCCTTACCTCAAGGATGACCCGAGATTAGACATATGGTCAGTGATAACGTCAAACCTGATCGACCAGATAAACCGCGAATCGGACGCGGCAGAACACTCAGGCGCAACCCTGAAGATCAGGGCGGCGGCCCTGGCGTAAGACTAGGTAAGATTCAGGGGTCCGGAGTCGCAAGGGACGCGCAGGGAAACATCAAGGTAGATCGCAATGTCAATTACCCATAGCACGGCAGTCCGGAC